TAAAGACACTCAAGCTCGTATTCAGACTCTTACTGAAAATAGCGCTAAATTAGAAATTGCTACAAAACTGCAAAAAAGTACTATAAATATTCTTATTGCTGATGCAGAGAAATTCGCAAAACTAAATAATGAACTACAAACAAAGTTAATAAAAGCAAATGATTATAAGAACGAATTACTTGCTAAGTTTAGAAAGCATAATCTAACAAGATTGAGTCTACAGAAGCCAGACCTAGTAGAGAAAAGGATAAATAATGGTACTAGAAAATTATTGGAAAGTTTCGAGTCTATTACTACTCCTCCTGTTTTTAAGTAGTTGTTCTACTTGGGATAAACTTACAAGAATTGAAGTTCAAACGATAGAAGTTGAAAGACAGATTCCAATACAGAACCGTCCGGCTCGTTTAAATTTACATAATATTAAATGGTATGTAGTAACAGATCAAAACTTTGAAGAATTCAAAGAGAAATATATTAAACAGAATGGTGAGTTTCTATTTTTTGCTATCAGTGTAAGAGATTATGAAACTCTTGCTTTGAATATGGCAGACATTAAAAGATATATAGAACAGCAGAAACAGATTATCATATATTATGAAGAAGCATTGAAACCTAAACTATTGGAAAATTAAATGATAAAACAATCAGTAGTTACTAAATTAGACAGTATTAAAAAGAAAACAAGTATTAGCAGCAATCATTTTATGACTAAGACTTCTAGTATGAATAAATCTAAACGCAACTCTTATAAACGATATAGAGGCCAAGGTAGAGGTTAAAAGAAAAGAAAAAATAATATGTGTCCAGTATGCTATTTCCCCCTATTAGTCGCTATTCTTAGTGCATTAGGATTAACTTCTGTCCATATATGGATTGATGAAAATCCATTTATTTCTGGTATTGGAGTTGGCGTTGGAACAATAGCTATGACTTGGGGAGTTTATGCATTGTATAAATATTTCACCAGACCAAAAGTATGTGGAATGAAAAAATGAAAGGGGTTATTAAAGGCCTGGAAAAAAAGTTAGAGAATTTATTAAGAAAAAAAGAAGTACCAAAATATCTTTCTGGAAAAGGTAAAGTGAAAAGTGTTAATATTATTTTGGATTATAAGTAGTATAACATCCAGTATTATTGGTATGGCTGCAGAGAGTTGGTTTGCTGATACCAAATTGGGTGTATGGTTTTATAAGAAAATTGATAATGTTGCAACATGGGCTTCTAAAAAATTGGGGTTGAGGATTTTACAAGATGAAACAAATTGGAAGAAAAAGTATCCTAATGTTTCAGAGAAAATTGATAAACTGGAAGCCAGAATCAATAAATTAGAAAAGGAGAAATAAAATGACTTGGCTAATGGATAGATTTAGAGAAAGAACTAGTTGGACAGGAATTATTATTGCTGTTGCTGCTGGTGTTGTTATCCTTGGATTTATGCCGCTCACTAAAGTTGTTCTTTGGAGTGCTGTAGCTTGGGGCGTTTATAGTTTTTGGAAAAAAGATTAAATTATGTCAGAGTTGGAAACAAAGGTTGAGATTCTTCAGAAGGAATTGGACAATCAAAAAAGAATATATGATAGATTAGATGTTGCAATTGAAAAATTAACTGATGTTTCCAACTCTATTAATCGTATGCTTGCTGTGCATGAAGAAAAAATTTCAAAACAAGAAGAAAAAATGCAGCAGGCAGGGACGGAAAGAGACAATCGTAGCGCAGAATTGTCTAAGCGAATAGATGGCCTTCATAATAGGCTTACCGATACTGTGAAAGAAATCATAGATTCAAACTTAGCACATCATAAAATTTTAAATAAAAGAATTGAAGAAATTACGAACTCTATTTCTTCCAGAGTCGGTGTGCTAGAAAAATGGCGACATATTATCATCGGCGGCGCAATTATAATTGGATTTATATTAAACAAATTTCTTAAATTTCTTTAATTAAACAAATTTATTTCATTTAGTTCTTGACTTTTCTGTTAAAATAGTATATTATGGTATAATGAATTCGTATATTGATGTAAAATTTGTAAATCTTATATCCTCACAATTACAACAATTCAAGAAGAAAGGCGACTTTCTTTGGAATTTTCGTTGCCCATATTGCGGCGATTCACAGAAATCTCGCACAAAGGCTAGAGGATTCGTATATCGCAAGAAAAATGACCTATTCTACAAATGTCATAATTGCGGCGTAGGAACAACCTTGGGCAATCTCATCAAGCATATAGACTTTAAAATTCATAAAGACTATATATTTGAACGATACAAAAAAGGGGTTAAGACTTTTAATCCTTATTGGAATGAAAAAGGTAAGCCCTTTAAAAAGGAAAAGAGCAATCTACCAAGTGTAGTAATCTCTTATCCTAAAATTAAAAATGAGCCGGAGTTTAAATTCAATGTTCCTGTCTTTCGTAAAAAAGATATTCTTAAAAATCTCAAGTCAATTTCAGACTTATCCTCAGATCACCCGGCACGAAGATTTATACAAAAAAGACTTATACCACCCGAATCATTCTCTGATTTATATCTATGCGAGTCATTTTATAAATTCACGAACACTCTAATACCAAATAAATTCCCTTCCTTGGATGGTGATCATCCAAGGTTGTTAATACCGTTTCGAGATGAACAAGGAGAAATATTTGCGTATCAAGGCCGATCCTTTGGAAAGGAGCAACCAAAATACATAACAATAAAGTTAAAAGACAAAGCAAAGATTTTTGGCCTGGATCGTGTAACTAAAGATAAACACATATATGCGGTAGAGGGTCCGCTTGATAGTTTGTTTTTAGATAATTGTATTGCAGTGGCTGGATCATCGTTTGATAAACCTCTTATGATTGGGGGGCGATTAATAGAGAATGATGAAATTACAATAATTTTTGATAATGAGCCAAGAAATAAAGAACTGTGTAGAGAGATAAAAAAGATTATTGAGCTTGGCCGGAATGTGTGCTTATGGCCAGAATATAATTCACATAAAGATATTAATGACATGATTGTGGCTGGATATACCAGGCATGACATAAAAAATCAAATTAAACAATTCACCTTTTCAGGCGCAGTCGCCAAGTTAAGATTTACAACATGGAGAAAAACTAATGGCTAACAATTATCTTCCAACATCATATCAAGAATTTATTCACCTTTCAAGATACTCAAGATGGTTGCCTGATAAGGAGCGAAGAGAAACTTGGAGTGAAACTGTTGCAAGGTATTTTGATTTTTTCATTGAACATCTTAAAGACTCTCATAATTACAAAATGTCTAAGTCCTTACGAGAAGAATTAGAAGAAGCAATATTAACAACTGCTGTTATGCCTTCTATGCGATGTCTTATGACTGCTGGTGAAGCGCTCAAGCGTGAAAATATTGCTGGGTATAATTGTTCTTATCTTGCCATTGATCGTGTTCAGGCCTTTGATGAAATTCTTTATATTTTGATGAATGGTACGGGCGTGGGGTTTTCTGTGGAGCGACAATATGTTTCTCAATTGCCAATAATTGCTGAGGATTTCCATGAAACAGAAACAACAATTAATGTTGTTGACAGTAAGCTAGGTTGGGCAAAGGCCTTTAAAGAGTTGGTTGGTATGCTGTATGTTGGGCAAATCCCACGCTGGAATTTATCTAAAGTTCGACCAGCAGGAGCGCCATTAAAAACATTTGGTGGTCGGGCGAGCGGGCCAGAACCTTTGGAAGCCTTATTCAATTTTACAGTCAATATGTTCAGAAATGCCTATGGTCGCAAACTTTCTTCAATTGAATGCCATGATATAGTATGTAAAATTGCTGAGATTGTGGTTGTCGGCGGCGTTCGGCGTTCTGCTTTAATCAGTTTATCTAATTTATCTGATGATCGTATGCGCGCAGCTAAACATGGTCAATGGTGGGTTGATAATCCTCAGCGAGCCCTTGCAAATAATTCTGCTTGCTATACAGAGAAACCAGATATAGGTGTTTTTATGGATGAATGGAAATCCCTTTATGAATCTAAATCTGGCGAGCGTGGGATTTTTAATCGTGCAAGTGCGGTTAAAATATCAGAGAAATCTGGTAGGAGAAATACAGAAGATTATGATTTCGGAACAAATCCATGTTCTGAGATTATTCTTCGTAATCGTGGATTTTGTAATTTATCAGAAGTTGTGGTTCGGCCAACAGACACAAAAGAATCGCTTTTAAAGAAAGTTCGACTTGCTACAATCTTGGGAACTTTTCAATCTACACTTGTCAATTTTAAATATATCAGCTCCGTTTGGAAAAAGAACTGTGAAGAGGAACGTCTTTTGGGTGTATCTCTTACAGGCATTATGGATTGTAATTTAACCAATGGCAAACAGTTATCTAACGGTAAAGAAGTAAAGTTTAATGCTCTCTCAAAATTGCTAGAGGAGTTGCAAGAAGAAGCAGTAAAAATCAATGCAGAGTTTGCGAAAAAGATAGGGATCAACCAAAGTGTCGCTATAACGTGCGTTAAACCCTCTGGGACGGTCAGTCAGCTAGTTAATGCTGCATCTGGTATTCATGCTCGTCATAATCCTTACTATATTAGAACGGTGCGAGGAGATAAGAAAGACCCGCTTACAAAGATGATGACAGAAATTGGATTTCCTGTAGAAGATGATGTAATGAATCCAAGCCATACTTCTGTGTTTTCTTTTCCTATGAGGGCTGATAAATCATCTATCTTTCGTAATGATATGAGTGCTATTGATCAATTAGAATTATGGTTAATTTATCAAAACCATTGGTGCGAGCACAAGCCTTCTGTAACAATTTCTGTTAGAGAAGAAGAGTGGTTAGATGTCGGCGCATGGGTTTATAAGCATTTTGACGTTATGAGTGGAGTTAGTTTTCTTCCGTTTTCAGAACATATATACAAACAAGCACCGTATCAAGATATTAGAGAAGAAGAATATGACAAGCTTCTTAGTCTTATGCCAAAGAATATTGATTGGTCTATGTTATCAGAATATGAAAAAACAGATATGACATCAGGAAGCCAAGAATTTGCATGTTCAGCTGGTATATGTGAAGTAGTAGATTTAGTTTCACCGATACCACAAACAGTTGCTGATGTGACAGAAATTGGTTTATAATGCTGCTATTGGTATGTGAATTGTGTGAAGCGGAGTTTCAATTAAAACATTCTATGGAAAAACGATTTTATACAATAAAGTATTGCCCATTTTGTAGTGAAGAGTTTTCACAAAATGAAGAGTTTGAAGATAATATTGAATGGTTAGTAGAAGAAGAGGATTATTATGATTAACATTTACCTTGCCGGACCGATTGAAGGCTGCGACAATAATGAAATTAACGATTGGAGAAATAAAGCCAAAGATGATTTTCTTGACGGTATCAAAGGCATTAATCCCTATCGTGCTGAAGAAGTTGGTGAGATGAATTCGGAAAAAGCAAAACGCATTATCATTAAAAATTTTATGGATATTAAAAGGTGCGATGGGATTCTTGCAATGCTTCCAAAAAAAATTAATGAACGCCGGCCTTCTTATGGAACTACTTTTGAGATTGCTTGGGGATATATGTTACAGAAGCCTGTGTGGATTATTACTGATGATGATTTTGTTTGTAATCATCCGTTGATGAAACATTCTAGTATGATATTCAAAGAAATGGATGATGCAATTGATCACATTAATGTAATTTTTGGAGAATATTTCTAATGAATAAAACTATAAATATTGGTGAAGGAACCAATAGTGTAGATATTAGGCAAACAATTGTAGAACATAAGCCAGATGGAATAAGTATTGATGGAGTAAGTTTAACATTAGGATATGGTTGGGGTGTTGATATTGGAATAATTTTTATAATTGTTGCAGCTCTATATGTTGCTAAAAAAATGGTTGATAAATGGTAAAATGAGAATGACAAAAGATGAATTTAGAAAACTTTTTGAAGTAATAATAGGTATTATTGGTGTTGGTGTTATTTTATGGATTGTGTTAGCTGTAACTCTTACTTTATATATATACGGATAATATTTTTTTTGGCATAATATTATGAAAATTGATAAAGATAATATAATTGCTAATCTTCGAGAAGTTTATGATCCAGAAATCAGTATAAATGTATATGATTTGGGGCTAATATATGATATTTTTATAGAAGAAAAAGAAGGTTCTGTGGATATTATTCACACATTAACAAGTGCTTTTTGCCCATTTGCTGATCAAATTGTTAGTGATATAAGACAAGCAGGTCAAATTGAAGGTGTTCATATTGTTAATGTTATAACTACATTTGATCCACCATTTACTATGGATAATGTATCAGAAGAAACAAAAATAATGATGGGTTGGTAAATTAAATAAAGGATTTTTAATAAAGAAATGTATAATATAAAAACTATTAAAAAAGAAATAATGAGATGTATTCATTGTAACCATCTTTGTCACTGTGATATTAAAATTTGCTCTGAATGTGATTGTGATGATTGTAATTGTCGTTTATGGTATGAAGATAATGTGAAATTAGATAGGATACTAAATTATGATTAAAGAAATAAACATAGACGGATATGAAAAAGTTATTCATGCAACAGAAGAATCTTCTGGATTAGATTGTTATATTGCAATACATTCTACAGAGTTAGGTCCAGCTCTAGGCGGTGCTAGATTTTGGAAATATAAGAAAAGTCATGATGCAATAGAAGATGTACTAAGACTCGCAAAGGGTATGACATATAAAAATAGTTTAGCTGAATTAGATTTCGGTGGCGGTAAAGCTGTTATTAATTTGAGGAACACCAAAAAGACACCAGAATTATTAAGAGAATTTGGTAAGGTAGTAGAGTATTTGGGAGGTAAATATATTACAGCCGATGATGTTGGCAGCGAACCAAATGATATGGTAATTATTAGAGAAGAAACAAAGCATGTTGTTTTCTTAGATTTTGATCCAAGTCCAGCAACATCATTAGGAGTTGTTCGAGGGATGCAAGCTGCATTGACATTCCTAAGAAATGATTTTGCTAAAAATCTTCACTGTTTTAGGGACATACATATTGCAATACAAGGCTTGGGTCATGTTGGTTATAACCTTGCTGAGATGTTGTGTGAGAAGGGTGCTATATTAACTGTTGCAGATTTAGATGATGATAAATGTTATGAAGTTGCAAACAAATTGGATGCACATGTTGTAAATACAGATAAAATTTTAGAGGTGGAATGTGATATTTTAGCTCCCTGTGCTTTGGGTGCTGTAATTAATAAGGAAACAGTTGAGAAATTAAACTGTAAGATTTTATGTGGAGGTGCAAATAATCAATTAAGTACTTCAATGATAGGATATGCGTTAAAAGATAAAAATATTATTAGTGTACCGGATTTTATTGTTAATGCCGGCGGAGTAATAGATTCGGGTAAGGATTTAGGTAATATTCCCACAGATTTTCATGTTGCAAATATTCTTGATGGAATTTACGACAGAACTATGCAATGTCTTATTGATGCGAGAAAAAACAATATGCCTACTAATTTAGTTGCAGAAATAATGGCTAAAAAAAGACTTGAACAATGAAGCCTCAATCAGCTAAACAGAAAGGCCGAAAGTTTCAACAATGGGTGCGTGATCTTCTAATAGAAAGTTTAGATATTCATCCAGAAGATATTGAAAGTCGTTCTATGGGTGCAGCTGGAGAAGATATCATGATGGCTCGAACTGCTAGAGCTTTGTTCCCTCTGAGCATAGAATGCAAATGTCAGCAATCAGTTAATATATGGAAATCATATGAACAAGCAAAAGAAAATTCTGGAGATTATGAACCAATTGTATTCTTGAAACGCAATAACACAAAGCCCTTGGTTTTGGTTGATGCTGAATATTTTGTGGGGCTGTATAAGAAAAATGACAAATTGGTGGATTGAACAATATAAACAATATCATGTTGAGGAAAATACTAATTATCCTGGCAACAATCTAAAGCCACAACTACATCATATTCAAACTTTGGTAAAGGATACTAAATCTAAATCTCTTTTGGATTATGGTTGCGGCAAAGGGCTTCAATATACTAAATGGAATCATCATAAGGATTTGGGCGTAATGCCGGCACTATATGATCCAGCTGTTCCTGAACATGATATTTTGCCTTCAGGCCCCTTTGATGGTGTATATTCCACTGATGTAATGGAGCATATTCCAAAAGAGCAGCTCCCCGAAACATTTAATCAGATTTTCTCAAGAGCAGAGCGGTTTGTATTTCTTGCAATATGTACCCGGCCGGCAATCGCAGTTCTTCCTAGTGGTGAAAATGCTCATTGTACAGTGGAACCAATTGGGTTTTGGAAAGCAATGATTGAAAAATATGCGCCAAGGAGAGTATATACCCACATTAAAACATATGGAAACTGTAATAGCTATGAAATATTAAATGAAGATTTGTATTTGGAATGGTTTATAAACCAATTATAATTGACTTTCTTATAAATAATCCTTGACAAAGATTGTTTTTTGTAGTATAATATAAATATAATCAAATTAGAAAGATTGAAAATGGATGTATATTTACACACGATTATTGCTTTTTTACCTATTTTTGCGGCCTATTGGGCTGGTAGATATTGGCTCCGAAAAACTTTGGTTGAAGATGTAGTAAGTGAGCTTATATCAAAATTGGATAATGAAGGTTTTATTAGAACCGAAGAAGATAAAAATGGTGAAATAGAGTTAGTGCCGATTTCTGAAATTGTTGCTAAAACTTTACGAGATGCATATAAGCGTGTTTAAGTTTTTAATGGGGATGATTGTTGGCATGATTCTTATTACTTTATCCCCACAAATTTATAATTTTTTTCTTGACTCTTTCGACGCTATCGGTGCTGCTAGAGTTAATGTAATATTTGGGCATATGGAGAAAATCAAATGAAAAAAGTACTAATAGTTGCAATCAGCGCAATTGCATTATCTGGTTGCCTTACAACAAACCAACATGGAGGCACTTTGATTGGTGGTGCAGCCGGTGGTTTGTTAGGAAGTCAAATTGGAAGCGGAACAGGAAATCTGCTGGCTACCGGATTGGGTGTGTTAGTGGGTGCGATAGCGGGTAATGCTGTCGGCCAAAATATGGATCGGCCTCCCACAATTGTTTATAGAGGAGTTCCCGTGCCGAATGCTGCGCCTATAGTAACATATAACCAATGCAGCCATATTAGAAATGATGGGGTTCGTAGTTCATGTGAGCGAGGCTTTGCTGATCGTCGGCGGGAATCTCAAAGATTCGCTGAACAAAAAGCATATCGTTGTTCTCGTTATGGAAGGTGTTATTAAATGAGAGTTGAAGTTCGTAATAATAATGTGGATAAGGCTATTAGCATTTTAAAAAATAAGTTACAAGATGATGGTTTCTTTAATGAGTTAAGAAAAAGAGAATATTATATATCCAAAGGCGAAAAACGTAGGCTGGCCAAAGCAGCTGGCAGGCGTCGGGCACAAAAAGAAAATGAAAAAAGACTTGAAGAGTATGGTTTTTAAGTCAGAAATTACTTGCCCGAAATGTGGGTATAAAAAAATTGAAAAAATGCCAACTAATTCTTGTCTTTATTTTTATAACTGCCAAGGATGTGAAATCTTATTAACACCATTAATGGGAGATTGTTGTGTATTTTGTTCTTTTGGTTCAATTAAATGTCCATCTATACAAATGAGAAAGTGAAGATTGTGGTAAAACGTAAAATAGTTGTTGAGACTGATAATAGTACATGGCAAGCGCCTAAGAAACGAAAAAAGCGTAAACCTATGACGGAAGATCAACGTCAAGCATCTGCAAAGCGGCTTGAAAAAGTAAGAGCTGCTCGTACAAAGAAAGACCCCACTTATGGACAAGGTAATATTCATGAGTCAATACGCAATTTGCCTGATGACCATAAAATAAGTCCCAAAAAAGTCAAAGAATGGATTAATACACAAAAAGAATATATCTCAGCTGAACGAGCTTCTGTTCGTGCAAATATAAAGGGCGCAAAAGCTAAACTTGCTGATCATCAAGGATATGTAAAGGAAATGCAAAAATATCTTAAAACTGGAGATTGGATTTCTTGCTTTTATGGCAAAAAACAAGAACATAAAACAAAATATCGATCTGTTGCTTTAGGTTATTATTGGTACGGACCCAGAAAAGGCGAAGTAAAACGAAGTATTGATGTATATTATCCTGATATGGGTTGCGTATATACACAAGAAATGTTAGAGGAAGATAGGGAAATGCAAAATGTCAGAAGAAAACGAGAAGAAAAGCGCTGAAATAATTCAAGGCCCGTGGAAGGAATTAAAAAACAAGATAAAATTGCCTGACAAAAGTGTTATTGAGTTACAGGAAACTATTGACTTTATTGATGATCTTGTAGGGAAGATAATAATACAGATGATATATACTATAAAAGAGAATAAAATTGATGTAGAAAAAGAATCATTTGTAAAAAATATTAGTTTCATAATAGAAATGGTCCGGGCAACTTTATTAAAAGAAATGTCATTAAATACTGATATAACTGAAATAATGGATATTTTGTTTGAAATAATATTCAGCTCTGATTTTGATATTGATGATCTTAAATCAGTTATATATAAAATAAGAGAAGAAGATAATAATGGTCCAGAAATGGCATAAGAGGATAAGACAATTATATTAGTTGATATGAATCAGATATCTGTGGCAAGTGTAATGATGCATTTGCATATAAGTAAAAAAATAATTCCTGACGATAATATGGTTCGGCACATGATTCTTAATTCTTTACGCATGTATCGCACAAGATTTTCTTCTGAATTTGGTGAGCTCGTTTTATGCTATGATTCTAGGCACTATTGGCGGCGTGATTTTTTCCCAAATTATAAAGCAAATCGGAGGAAAGGTAGAGAAAAGTCCTCTCAGGATTGGGACGCTATTTTTGAATGTCTAAATACTATTAAGGAAGAAATCAGAACCAACATGCCCTATAAATTCTTAGAGGTGTATGGTGCTGAAGCTGACGATATTATTGCTACAATTTGTTCAGAATATAATGAAGAAATTATAATCTTATCTGGTGACAAGGATTTTATTCAATTACAAAAATTCCCAAATGTCAAGCAGTATAGTCCCATCACCAAAAAAATGGTGAATGGTGCTAATCCTGTTGGATATCTTAAAGAGCATGTTTTCAGAGGAGATTCTAGCGATGGGGTTCCTAATGTTCTTTCGCCGGATAATACATTTGTTGATGGTTTGCGACAGCGGCCATTGAGTAAGAATAAAATTGCTTCATGGGTGGATCATGACTTTGATGATGTTGCTCCAAATGGTGAGATTAAAAGAAATTATCAACGAAATCAAAAGTTGATTGATCTTACATATATTCCCTCTAAACTTTATGATGAAATATTAGAGACATATCGCTCTTCTTTATATGGTGATCGCAGCAAATTATTAAATTATTTTATACAAAAGAGGCTTAAAACCCTCACTGAATCGATAAGCGAATTTTAAAGGAGAACTCTAATGGCTTATACCAGTTACACACCGCTACTTTCAGAAGTCTTACAAAAGTTAGGTAAAATAAAATCCAAGAAAGATAAGGTTTCATATTTGAGAGAAAATAATACTGATGCTCTCAGACAAATAATCAAATCTTCTTTTGACCCAAAGATTAAATGGGCTTTGCCTTATGGCGAGGTTCCATATATTCAAAATGAAGCTCCAGAAGGAACGGAGCATAATGTTCTATCTTATGAAGTGAGAAGGCTTTACCATTTTATTGAGGGAGGCAATTCTAAAATATCACAAAACAAGCGTGAAATTATGTTTGTACAGATGCTAGAGGGGCTACATCCAGACGAAGCTGATGTTCTTATTGCTGCGAAGGATAAGATTTTACATCAAAAATATAAGGGACTTTCAATTAATGTAGTAAAGGAAGCCTTTGATTGGGATGATAATTATATGATGGTTACGCATGAGACATATCCAGCGGCTCCTGGAGCAGCGAACGGTTAAAAAACCCAATGAAATCAACTACTTAGCGTGATAGTAAAAAATTTCTTTAGAATCAATGACTTATAACTTTTTTTATGAATCCTTTAGAATCAAGGACTTATGGGGTACGATTTTCCTTGACAAATCCTGATTTATATGGTATTATATAAATACAATAGAGAAAGGGAGAAATATTTTTTGGTCAGGCGCGGTTCCATAATTTAGTGGAATCAAACAAGGACATATAAGGGTTAAAAGCTCGCATTCACATCCCAGATGGTTTTGTGATAAATATGTCAGGGGCGTAAGAACAACATCTTAAAGTGGTTGCAACCACGAATAGGTAAATATTGTACTTACGGAATGTGCGAAGCATCGGGTCGCGTCTGGCCAAAAAATATTTTAATATTTCTCAAAAAATTTGAATTCTTAATGAAATCAATGACTTATAACTTTTTTCATGAATCCTTTAGAATCAATGGCTTATAAGGTACGATTTCCCTTGACAAACCCTATTCCGTATGGTATACTTAGGTATAATCAAGAGAGAGAGAGTTGATATGGCATTTGCCCCCATTGAAGTTTATCATCGGCCCCACGGCGATGGTACGATTTTGGGTTCTTTCGATGAGAAGGAATATGGTAAGTATTTCGAATTTTCTGAGAACAATGAAAATTTCTATACTGAGTATCCCCACAAGGTATGGGTGACGACTCCCTGGCACATGGATGGTGGTTGGCGGTTCGCTAAGGTCTTGAAGACCGTAGCCTATATCCTGACCAACGATGAGGACGGCAACGATGTCGTTGAAAAATGGTTTATCAAAAAACATCGGGAATATGCAAATGGTTGAACGAATTGATATGGATAAGGGGGTTTCCCTTGGATATGGTAATTTGGACGATCTGGAGCTCGTAGGGCGCGCCTTTGGGTACGATATCTACGTTGAGAGGGAAGAACGCTCATATCAGGTTATCTGGGTCTATGATCGCAATGTGACTAAACGAGTACGCAATTTCTTTATTAACGGAGGCGATATGGAAACTCGTTACCGGATCGTTGCAATGGTAGAACTATCAAAAGAACGTGGGGCATGGAATGTTGGCCTGCTCAATGTCGATAGTCGGTACAAGGGTAATAACCTTGCTATCAAGATTTACAAGTTTCTCATGAGGAAAATGGATATCGTCCTGATGGCTGGGCGCAGCCAGTCTGCTGGTGGAAGGTATGTATGGAACAAACTGGCCA